GTAAGGAGCCTGGCGTCCTTCTTGATCCGCTCGGCCGCCATCTTCAGATAGTTGGCGTTCAGGTCGATGTAGATCGACCGCCTGCCAAGCCGTTCCGCGACGAGGGATACCGTGCCCGCGCCGCCGAACGGGTCGAGCACGAGGCAAGGCACGGGGTCAAGGCCGCAGGCGCAAGTGGGCGACCAGCCGAGAGTGCGGGTTGAGTAGCCCTCGCCGTCCCCATCCGTGGCGTTGCCGACGCCGCCAAGGTTACTTCCCTGCCTCATTCCTCGCTCGGAGTCCGCTTCGTGGTCATGCCAAGACTTCCCTGTTGTGCCGCCCTTGCGTTCCACCGCTCGCCGCCACGGCGCGCCGCACTTGGGACAGCAGCCCTTCTGGCTCGTGCCGGCGTTGATGCATGGCTTGACCAAGCCGGGCGGGAACGTGGCGAAGTGGGAGACCCAAGCATCGTGCCGGCCGCACGGACACCAGCTGCGTATCTTCTCGCGGCCATCCTCGGTGTACTTCTCGATTCGGATGGCCTTTTTCCCGGCTCCCGTAAAGTACCGTTCGCAGGCGGTACAGAACTCTGCGTCGAACGGGGCAGGGTTCACGATGAAAGCCAGCGGCCCGTCGCCTTCGTCGTAGAGGCCCTGCCAGGACTCGAAAAACCAGTCGGATGCGCGGCGGGCGCGCGTCGTATACTCCGGTCGGTTATATCGGCGTTGCTGGGCCAAGGTCTGGGCGGGATCGCCCGACTGCTTGCCGAAACAGGCCCCGCCGGACTCGCCTGCGCCTTGAACCTTCACCGCCTCGCCGTCATAGAAATATCGCGCGGATTTCGTGAGCAGGAACACGTACTCGACGGTCGACGTGGGCCGGTCGCGCGTACTCTCGGGCATGGCGCAATGCTTAAGCCAGGGGCAAGCGGCGCGCAGCCACCAGCCATCGGCCTGGAGGGCGAAGGCGAGACGCCAAGGCATGCCCAGGAGGTCCTTGGGCTTGAGGCCACCGGGAAGTTCCCAAGAGAAATTAGAGCCCCCGCCTGATTTCCAAATCACTTTACGTCCAGGAGCCTTCATGGCCTGCGTTGCACCAACGCCGGGAGATTCCTTTCGGTCGCTTCGCCCCGTGGAGGCGTAGCAGTCGCCCATGTTGAGCCAGAGCGTGCCGTCCTTGCGCAACACCCGCCGGACCTCGCGGAAGACCTCGACCATCTTCTCCACATAAGCCGCAGGCGTGGCCTCAAGCCCCAACTGGGCGTCGATGCGGCGGGCTCCGCACTTGGAGCACACGCTGTGCGCCCGATGCCCAGCGGACCCGGCATTACTCAACTGCTTATCCGATACCGGCGTCTTCGTCTCGAACCGGCCCACCTTGTGGTCGCACTTCGCGTCGCCGCCCTCCCACATCGCCGTTCCGTAGTCGCGCAGGCCGTAATATGGAGGACTTGTAATAATACAATGAACCGATTCGGGGGGCAGACCGCGCAGGCCCTCTACCACGTCGGCCTGGATAAGTACGCACCGCCCATCGCCGAAAACGTCGATCTTCTTGCACTCCGTCACTTCGTCACTCCGTTCCATCGCCTCGTCAGACCGTGAGTTGTGCGATCTTGACCACGGCACCCGGCCGACCCGTCTTCCCGTGATACCACTTGCGGATGTAGCCGCCGCAGACTTGGCAATCGTCGCGCCACATCCCGATCTGCGTCAGGATGTCCAGAATCGCTTTGTCGAGATTGTCCCGATCGGGACGCTTCCAGCAAGGTATCAACCCCTCTGAATCCTTGCTCCGCATCAGCGCCTTTGGGCGCGGCATGAAGAAGTCTATGTCCACCTGGATCGGACCATCCCAAGGGACCGGCGGTCGGTGCGGCATGGCGGCAGCGGCAACGAGCGCCTTCCAACCCTCAGCCGTACCAGGATCGTAGACTGCCGCGTGTTTGCCCGACCGCCGAGCTCTCGCGCGAGGTTGGGCCTTCGGGACGCCCTCAACCCGCAAGACGATCATTCTTGGCGGCCTCCTTTCACGTCGTCGAGACCGCCGACCAACGCCTTCTTCGCTCCACCGTCCGGCTTGGCAGGCGGGGTGGTTGCAACCGCATTGCATGCGGCAACCTCCGCCGCCTGTTGTGCCTTGCGGCCAGGCTCTGCGTTCCACCTGGCCCAGAACCCCGCCATCGAATCGGCCACCCTGCCCCACGTCGCGGCTCCGGCGCCCTTAACACCGACATGGTTCGAGTGTTTGGCCTCCCAGTCGGCAAGGTCGCCGACGGTTTTGATGCCCGCCGCGGCAAACTTCTCCACATCGCCGACCGACAGTTCCGGTTTGCCGCCCAAACTGGCGAGGGGCCAGTTTCTCCAAGACTCATCTCCCGGTGCCCGCCCCTGAACATTCCCGTCCCTCGCGGCCTTCTGCAGGGGCAACTCGTCGTCGCCGCACAGATCCACCAGGACCATGATCGCGCCGTCGAGGCTCTCCTCGGCGTCTTCGCTGCGCGCCTTGGCCTCTTTGTAGCTTTGGAGCTTGGCGGCTTCCTCGAGTTGGCAACACGTCAACACCTTGCTCGCTTTTACGATCATAGCGTGCTGCTCGGTGATGGCGCGAAGTTTGAACACATCTTCTTCGCCCGCATTCCGGGGAATGACGGGTACCGCCGGCCGCTCCTTTTGTTTTGTCATGTTCCTTCTCCTTTTAGAGAGTCCAACCTTGTTCCAGCGCTCGCCGGACCATACCGGCGAGATTGCGTTTGGACTTCTTGACCGCGTACCGCACGCACGCGAACACCCGTTCGGGCTTGTGCTCGCGCATGACCGCCAACGCCTCGTCGCCCCTCCAACCTGCCGCCTGAAGAAGAAAGACCGCCCGGCCGCGCGAGATGTTGCCCCCAAACTCTTTCAGCAGTTCGAGAACCTTTGCCCTCGCCTTTCCGTTGTCCTTTTTGCCGTCAACAGAACACACAAGTTCTTGGCGTTGCGCGCATCCTCTGTTCACAACAACAGACTCTGTTACAACAGACTTTCTATGCGCAGAAGTATATTGTTTGTTCTGTCTGTTGGGTCCCCCGGCGCAGGGGCGCCGCGTAACAACAACAGTCTTTGGCGCTGTCAACGGCGTTGTCATTGTCACTGTCGTTGTCAGGGTCCGTAATACTGACGCAGGTAAGTGCTTGCGGTTGCGGGGTTTAACTCCATCCCAAAACGTAAGGCCCTGGCGCTCCAGCCGCTCGTGGACGTAGTTTTCCACGTGCTCGCGCCAGTCGTGGATCACCAGTCTGAAGACCGGATGGCGCTGCAGAAATCCGGCCTCGTGTTTGCTCGGGACAAAGCAGTCCAGCAATCCCTCGATGAGCCTCCCCGGCCGCCCGTGCCAAAGGCAAGCCTCGGCAATCTGGGCATCCGTGTAGATGCCAACAGCACCGTCAGGCACATCCTTCGCCGCCCAAGCGAAGAGCGACGTCACGGTGCCGAGGGCCTGCGCATGGGGGATGCCCAACATCTCCGCCAACAAGGTCACTTTGCGATGATGGATAGCGTCAGATTTCATCCACGGCCTCGTGTCGGCGCCGGGAAGCGCCGGTCTTCTGCCTGGACCGGCCCTTGGCGGCTCCGCCGCTCCTGCGTAACGAAAAACTGGAAACTTGATCGGAAAGTACATCGTAATAAGCCATAATGCGCTTCTTTCACAGTTTCGCGGGACTCGGCCCATCGGGCATGTGGCATGCCCAGTCCAGCCCCAGGTTCTCCGCCAAGCCGCCCAAGGTCTTCCGCATGGCCTGGACCATGGCCAGGTCGTCGGCGACCGCGGCGCCGACGCCGATACCATGGGTCGCCATCTGATGGGCCAAGAACTCCTTGGCCTTTTTCGCATTGCTCTGCCGCGCAGCCCAACAGATCGCCTTACACTCCGCCATCAGCCGATCGTATTGGCCGTCGCCGGGTAGGGGGGAAGAGGCGGGGTCGGCGGGGGACGGCGGTCGGGTCGCCGCCGGGGCCGTCTGGGTCGGCACGGGCCCCGCCCTCTTGGTCGCCGACTCGCCTTGGCCGTTGGGCTTCGTCAGACCGCCGAAGAACGGCTCCGCGGGCGTCTTGCCGCCGACCTTCCCTTCCGCCGGCCCGGTGGCGGGGAAAAAGTCCTCCTTGGCGGCGAAGTTGTCCTGGATCGCCGCGTAGACCTTCCGCAGGCCGACCAGTTCGACCTCGGCTAGGACCTCGACCTTGTGTCCAAGTCGTCCTTCGATTTGGTCCTTGGTGACGCCGAACCCCTCGAAGGCCACCAGCATCTTCCGGGCGCGGTCGATGAGCGGTTCCGCGTTGTTCCCGGCCATCGTTTTCTCGCACTCGACCACGGCCGCCTCGACCACATCGCCGGGGATCACCCCCAGGATGCACGCCCGCAGGCGGCGGGCCCCCTGGTTGGCGGTCATCTCATAGATGTCCCGCGGATCGGTCAGTTGATCGACGCGGAAGCGGCTGCCCTTGCCGACGCGGCGCTCGTGGGGTACCGTAAACACCTTGCTCTGGCGGGTGTTCGTCTCCAGGTCCCAGGCGAAGGCCAGCACGGAGGATTCGCCTTCGCGCCGTTCCAACTCGTGGATGCCGAAATGGATGTTGCCCCAGTTCAGCGCGAGGACCTCGGCCATGCGGATACTCGGCCCGGAGACCGTCGTGTTCCCGCGCGGATAGGCGTAGACCGCCTCTTCGGCGAGCGACTTCCTGTGGCAGGCCCGGATGATGCGCTGGAAGGCCACGGTCTCGTCGCGCGGGAACTTCTTGGCGATCACCATAGCGGCCTGCACCTCCTGGGCCGCGCGCGTCGCGGCGACCTGCATCATGCCGCTGGGTTCAGGCGCCAGGGGTGCCAGGGCCAACTCCGGTCGCTTGGCACAGCGATGCTTCTGATCCTCGTAGTCCGGAGGCGGTTCCTCCGGCAAGGGCGCGCCGTCGTACTCCGTCTGTGTCTGTGTCATGGGATGGTTCTCCTTTTCCTATGCTTCGGTCCCTTCCTCTTGGTATATCCCCAACTCCCTGATCTCGGTTTCCCTGAACGCTCTCGCTTCAGCCAACTGCTTATCGACTTCGCGGTCGAGGGCCACCTTCCAACCGCGCGAACGCTTCGGATCGTCCTTCTCCATCTTGGCCTTGATCGCGTCCAGGGCCGCCGACTTCGAGACCTTGACGGCATCCTCGATGGTGTCGGCGTCGGCGAACTGAAGCAGGATCGGCAGGCCGAGAAGCGGCCGGATCTCGCGGCGGGGCTTGGACCGGAACCCGAGATACCGGCCATCCGAGAGGATCAATCGGCCGTTCGGAGAGTCCTGGACGGCAAGCCGCACCCGCTCGACGAACGCCTTGGCCTGGCGCTCGACCAGACGCGCCAGGAGCAGCCGGTCGGCTAACACGTCGGCGAGGGCTTGGTCAGGGCGCACGGCAAGTAGTTCCCCCGTACCGAGCGCGGAGAGGAACAGGCTTACTTCCTTGTGCGCGTGAGGACAGGCGAGGATATGGCCTTCCGGGAGGAGCGCCCGGTCACACCGTTCGCAGTGTGCGCCGGGCGAGAACCGGCCGTAGTAGTTCAGAACATCGCGTTGGAACTCCTCAAGCCAGTGGTGAACCTCGTCCCGGTCGGCCCTCCACGTCTGTCGGGACCCGTCCCCGAAGAAGACCACCGATGAACTTCCCTCCCTGATTGCTTCCCTTTCGGCCTGTCTGTCGCTGTCTTCGTCCCGCACGGATCCGAACATCCCGCAGGCCAAATATGCCAACCCTTGAGCCGCCCAAGAATCGGTTGATTCGACATGGCCGAGTTTGTAATCCAGAACGTCGAGCGTTTCGTCCCCCCAAGCGACCACGTCGGCCGTTCCCTGAAGCAGGAAGGTTCGGGTCTCGGCCGCGATGTCCAAGGAAGGCGTCTCGGTCTCGAACTCAAGTGATGCTTGGGCTTGGGGCGCGAGACTCGCCGCCCAATCGAGAAATCGCCGCAGGGCGATCGCGCAGGCTGCGGCGAAATCCGTTGCCTGGTCCTCGGCGATGACATACCGCTCGCGGAAGGGGGCCAGGTCCGGTAACTCGGTCGCCCCGTGTGCGCCGCACCAGCGAAGAACGCTGTGCCCTGCCCTCCCGAACCTCGATGCCGCCGAGTCGCTTGAAACGGCATCGGGCACTCGGATGATCCCGCTCGGGCACAAGTAGCCGAGGCCCAACTTCGACGGCGAAATGCGAATGGGTTCTGTCATCTCATATATTCCTTTAGAAGTCCCTCCATTCCCATTGCCCTTCGAGCACCACTGCCTCGTACAGCGCCAGGGCTGCGTCCAGTTCGTCTCTCGCCATCTGGGCGATTCCCACTGCATTTTGCATCCGACTCAACACCTCGCGGTGTTTCCACCGGACCATCGCCGCCACGGCCCGGGCGCGCCCAAGGTCGGTCTGCGGCGGATCGGTCATGTCCGCTCCCGTCCGTCAACCTCGTCCTGCCTCAAGCATTCCGTGGCGTCGACCTCGTAGAGATCCGGGTCCGTGACCCGATTGATGCCCCCCGCCGCCTGAGCCAGAGCATCATAGGCGCCCATCAGTAGTCCCCGTTCGAGGCGGCCGCGGCGGGTCTTCTGACTGACCGCTCGGGCGTAGGCCAGGGCGACCTTGAGCAGTTCGTCAATTGAGGCGCGTACCCGCGCTTCCACCAGTGCCGGGTCCACCACCGGCGGCGTCATCGCGTCCGTGAATCCCGTCTGCGTCCTCATGGCAGATCTCCTTGATCGGTATTGATTCCTTGGCGCGTTTCAGGCAGGTCGGGCACAGGATTCGATCCCCACCCAGACCCACCACCATCCTCCATCCCGACGTCAGGGCCGCTTGCAAGGCCCTTCCGGGATCAAGCCATATCTTGAGGTCCTGGGGGTCCGGGCTGTCGTGGAACCGGCGGCAACCATCGCAAGCGACGCGGACGAGTGTGATCTGGCGGGTGACGAGTCCCATGTCCGTTCTCCAATGCCCAGGCCCGACCCGTCGCGGCTGTCCGTTTGCGCGGACGTCCGACGGGTAGGGTGAAGGCGTTGGCCTACGGGGTCAGTGACATAGATCCTCCTTCCGCCGAGGCCACCAGGGCAGTCGCGTCGTGGCCGGAAGCCGGCGAGGTTGACGACCCGGTGCGGCCCCGGCCGCCAGAAACCGCCCTTGCCGCCGCGCGCTTCGCGCGATGTCGTAAGTCAACCCCAATCGCTCGGGGGGCGTATTCATTCATGTAGTGTTGCACATCCTCCCAGTACGTTCTCGCCCGGGCGCCGCGCCACTTAGTCGGCCCTGCGTTATGCAACCGCGCCAGCGTTTCCGGTCGCCACTCCGGCGCGTACCGCTGCCAGTACCGGGCCATCACCCGCTCGGCATATTCGGCGCGGTGGCAATCCTCGTAGGAGCCGTCCGGCATCCGGGCGTCGACCCAGTAGGACCGATGGATTTGGTACGGGCCAATCGCCGCCCCATTGTCTCCAGCAACCGGGTGGGGCGCGTTGCCGGTTTCGACAAGACGAATGGCCCGAAAGAGCGCCCCGGCGCTCTGGCCCATCGGCTGATTGCGGCTGACTTCGCAGAGTAGGAGGGGGTCGCTACTGCCGCCACGCCGGGGCTGAGTATCCGGCGCGGTTGGGCGGGGGTCCGGGGGGACAGACGTCCCGCCCGCGCCTTGCGCCCGGGTCACGGGCCGGGCGGGGCATTGCCGCGCCGAAGATTTGGTCCACCAGTTCATCGACCAGATGGCCGCATAGCACAGGACACCGGCGACCATCCAGAAGATGATCCAGAAAAGGACCCACCACGTGTTGCTCGGGAGACCGCATCTCCGCGCCGCGCGCTTGCGCTTCCTCTCGGCCGACCCAAGGCAAATGTCACGGATGCTGCCGGGATTCAACCCCGTGGCTCGAGTTCCGCACTTCAGGCACTTGCGTGCGTCGCTCATGGTGCGGCGCTCCCTTCGGGGCGCGGGAGAGTCGATGGGCAGGAACTCGGCGCGGCCGATTGCTCGCTGGACGATTCGCAAGGTGTTACGTCAGCGACGGTTGCCGTCTGCGCGAGGAGAGTGGAAACGGCCGCGCTGCTGCCTCGGTGTTCCGCCGGCACAGTGCCCGGTGATACTCGCTCATCAGGTCGCGGCCGACTTTCTGGGCGCTCTCGCGGGCCAAGCAACGGGCGCATGCCTCCGTCCGCAGAATCTCCGCGTAGACCGCCCCCACCGACGGGGCGCACGTCAATACCCACTCCTGCCAGTGCCCGCACGCCATTTTCAAGTTCTGGATGTACATGGTCGCCCCTTGATTTCTGATCGCCCGCATGGGCGATGCTCTCGACCGGCTGGCCGGAGGGGGCGGGCAGACGGTGCAGACGACGGTGACAATCGTGACAGAGCCAAGTTACTTCGAGAGGTTTACTATAGTCGTCGTGGTGCCCTTGTATACCTCTTTTACTCCCGCACGCTTTGCAGGGTTCGCGCATGAGATCGCCGCGCTTGATGGCCGCCCGAAGGAGTCTGTGGGCGCGGGCGCCCTCGGGATGGTTCTCGACGTAGCGGTTCGACGCTCGGAGCGCGGTTTCCCTGGCCCGCTCGGGGTTCCTCTTCTTCCAATCGTGGACGATCTCGATTTGACACTCGCGGCAGAGACTGTGCCGGCCATCCTTATTGTGACAGGGATACTTCCGGCCAGGGCGCGGCCGGTCTATGGTGAACTCGGTCAGGGGTTTGCGTCGGTGGCAACGGGTGCATTCCTTCGACGGCCCAAGGTCCGAAAATGTGGAGGGCGTAACACGCGTTATCGGCCCTTCGGCGGGACGAAACAAAAACTCAGGCTGGACAGCCTGTTGGCTGGCAGGCGGGCCGCTACTACGTGCGCCGACAGGTCGGACCTCTGCGTTCAGACAGGAGACCAACATGGGAGGCGCGGCCGTTTCGCGGCCCATTGAACCTTCGGGGTTGGGGTTGTCGTATGAAGAACCCATGCCTGATTCTCCAGTCTGAACGCACGCCATTATACCACGCTTCTGGCGCAATGCAAACCTGGGTCGCAACCGAAATGTGTAAGTGTAGGCAGGACCGGCACTTAGAATTTTCATTATCGAGTGGATTGCATATCAGACATCTCGGCCCGCGCGCCGCGCGCGGTCATGGGCAGAAGGGTCAGCGGTGGGGGGAGCATCCCGCAAAGCAGATGAGCAGTACAAGCGCCGCGAGCACCCACCGCAGTATGTTCATCCCGGCCACGCATGGTATCCGACGCAGGCGACGTTCGACGCATCGGTCACGCAGGTCAGGCAGTCGCCCCAGCCTTCAAGGCGAGCCCACGATCCGCGCGGACGAATCACCTGATGAACACATGGGCGACAGCCGGTCATAGTTTTGATATCAGCACCTGAAGAAGCGGGCCGACCGCCTCCAGCGCCTTGAACGCTTGGAACTCCACGGTCGTCTCGGCCATTGCCCCGGCCTGTTTCTCGCGCAGGCGGGCAAGCGCGCCTTCGACGAGGGCGGCCGTGCTTTGGACCTGGCTGACTGTCACGTGCGCGAGGGCCTGGGGATCGCTCGACGGGAACGCGGTCGGAATGGGGATCGTGGCCGGAGGAGAACCTTGGCCCTGACCGTTTGGGGGGAGGGTCGTCATTTGCCGCCGCCTTTCGTTTGCATCGTGCTCAGAACCTTGCCGAGAATGGCTTTGTCGATAATGTCGGTTGCCGTCGCTTTGTTCGCCCACGTCCGCGCCTCGACTACCAGCAACCCGGCCGCGGCTTCCTTGGTCGCGTCCACCAACTCCCTGAATCGCCCATCGCGGTCGCGCACGCGCTCCTTGTCCGCCTCGACTGCCCCCACGTCGGTCTTGTACGTCGTCATCGCTTCGAGGATCGCCGCCTGGCGGGCCTTGTCATCGGTGTACGTCGTCTTGGCGATTTTTTCAATCTGTAACATCAGGGCGTCGTCGAGACGCTTCAAGTCTTGCAGCGCCTTGGCCCTGGCGCCGGTGGAATAATCGAGGGCCAGGGCCTGCATCGAGTCGGAATTGGCGAGAACCAGATTGCACGCCTCAATGGTGTAGTCATGGCGCGCCTCGGTCGCGCATCCCGCGAGGCACGGCAGGAGAAACAGAAGGAGGACCGCCGGCGGTACGTTGGTCCTGTTGGGGGGCTTGATGTCGTCCGGCCCGGTACACGTGGTCTCGGGCAACGCAAGAGCGATATGGCGAAGCAACTCAAGCATCTTCGCCAACCACACGTCGTCGACCTGGGTTGGGGTGATCTTGACGATGATGCGGGCCAAGATGACCATGCCGCCGATGGCGCCTACGACGTCTTGCCAGTGTGCGGTAATCCAGGCGATCATGGCGTCCATGTGCTTCTCCTTTCAATCCCGTTTGGGTTGATCGTTCAACCCCCCGCCTCCCCTGTGAACGTGCCCCATCAGGCACGGCCGGTCGTCCAGGAGATCGCAACATCTCTGGATGAACCGCACGGCGTTCTCGGCGATAGCGTTGGTCCTGTCGTCCTTGCGGTCAATGGCCTTGGCCATGCGGTTCGCGTTCCACTGGCTGAAGATCACCATGAGGGCGCAGAGGCCCAAGGCCCCGTACTGAAGCCACCTGTCCATCGTCGAGATTTCCTGGCCCAAGATCATCGCCAAGTCTCCGCCTATCGTCCGATCCCCATCGGATATCGGCAAAAGCTTTCATTGCCCCGCCTGCTCTCCTAAATCACCGGCAATTCGAAGGTATCAGCGGCCGTTGTCGTGAACGGCTCCCAAGATGCTGGCCCGCCGGCTCGCCGCATTTGGTAGGTGGCGTTCTTGACAAGCAATATCTGATACGTACCATCGGCGCCACTCGTAACCGAAACGTAACCGCGGGCGTACTGCCCGCCAGTCGTCGGAGTTAGAAGCTTAAAAGAGACTACAACACCAGACTCCGCAATGCCTTGCGAATCACGCGCCACACCATGCGCCATGGTCTGGCCAGGATCTTCGGGCGTTGGAATCGCAACGGTCGTCATCTCGATGACAAGCGTGTCGTCGTCCGTGACGACGTGCTCAGTGCCAGCGTAGGAGTAGCCTGCCCTGGTGGCCGCCACGACATACGTCGCGTCGTCGAGGTTAAACACGGCAACGCCATCAACATTCGTTGTGTTCGTATAAGTGTCGACGCCAGTCGTGTAACGAACGGTCACATTCTCAAGCGGAGTATCGGCCTCGTCCTTGACGGTCACGGTAACAGTAAAGGCGCCAGTGCCGGCACCCGTCGGCACGAGCGAATCCATATCCAGACCGCCCGCATCGCTGATGGGCAACCCGCCTGGCGCATCCGCTGCTGCGTTGGGCGTAGACGAGAAACCCGCGTTAGTTGCCGGGACAACCTCATAAACAATTTCGGCCGGGTCTATGGTCGCCTCAGTTCCCCGAACGATGAGGGGTCCCAACGTTCCGGTATCCGCGACGGCAAGGTCAACGTAGTACCAGCCACTTCCGATGGAAGTTGCATTCGCCGGGGTGGCAAGGTCGGCGAACTCGCCGCCGTTTTTCGACACCTGGACGGGAATAGTCAGTCCTGCCCCGGCTGGCGTCACGTGGTCGGCGGCCAGGAACGCCTTGAAAGGCACTCTTTTTGCCATCGATTGCGGCATGCGTTCTGTCATCTCACATTCCCAGCCTCACGCGCGACAAGGCCGCGCCGCCGGCACCGCCGGCGTAATTGCCTGTCACCGCCTGCGAGGAATCCCCGCCGATCTTGACGCCATCCTTGATGCTCTCCGGAACAAGATTCGCCACGGCGAACGTCCCGGGGATCGCCAGGATTGTCGTCGAATCCAGGACGTAATCGTCGGCGGCCGTCACCGCCGCCTGATCTGTCACAAGTTGCGCTGCCTGCCCCTCGGCGTAGGTCCCGCCGGGAGAGTAATTGCCTGTGTAGTTAGACGATGGCCCAAAGGATACAGCGTCCTTGACCTCCGCCTCGGTCGCCTCGTGATAGTTACCCGTGTAGATGTTGCCAGGACCGAAACTGGCGGTCGAGAGCACGTAATCGGAACTCCATGCGCCCCCGACGTTGGGCATGGTGAACGTGCCTTTGGTGGCGTCCACGTCAACGTTCAGATAGACGTTCGCGGCCGCCGGAACCCAACAGGTGCCGGGCGTGGGGTCGCCGCTGTATCTGGGGGTGCCGTGTCGGACATCGGCAGGGGCAACGAGGCCCGAAATGAGCGTCCAGAGGTCCATGTCCAATGTACCGGCTACGGTGAGGATGGTCTGCGTGTCGTCGATGTAAGCAGCCTTGGCCGTCACCTCCGCCTGATCTGTCACAAGTTGCGCTGCCTGGCCCTCGGCGTAGGTCCCGCCGGGAGAGTAGGTGCCGTAAGCGTGATGACTGGAACTGCCGCCGATGGTCACGCCGTCTTTGATGTTCCCGGCCACGCAGTTCGTCACGTCGAAATCACCGTCGCCGCCGCCGTCGGCCGGATTGTAGTTATTATATCCCTTGATGACCGCATCCCTGGCGACCACGCCGCTCTTGAGAGTATAGTCGCTCAGGTCAAGACTACCGGCGGTGGCGTTGTTCGTGCCGAAGTGCCCGCTTTTATCAACAAGTGCAGCGCTGGGAGTATACGGCGGACCGATGTTTGGCAGCGTCAGATTGCCGGCGGGGCCGCCGGTATAAGTGGGATGGTCATAGAGGACGTAGTCTGCCGAGACGACCCCACTGATCAGCGTCCAGAGGTCCATATTCAAAGAACCCTGCGTAGCATTTCCGGCTCCGAAATGAGCAGTGTTCTTTACCAGAGACGGATCTGCCGTATGACCATCCGTGTTCGGGGGCGTGTAGGTGCCGGTGCCCGCGACGTCGACGGCTACATTCCACTCCACCTGAGCAGGAAGGGGCACGAAACAGGTGCCGTTTGTACTCCCCGATTCCACCGTCCACCGGGGAACGCCGTAGCGGACATCACCAGCGGCGACGACGTGGGCTTTCAGGACGTAGGCGGTGAGGTCCATCGCCGGATCGTATTCCGCGCCGGTCGGCCCGTAGTCCGCCTCGCCGGAGTCCACCTTGTTCGCCGCAGGATATGTGCCCACCGTGCCAGCCGGAGGCAACCCCGCCGTCACCCATGTCTTATGTACACCGGAGTTGGACCAATCCAGAACCAGAACCGATCTCGAATGCTCTTTGCCTGCGACCACGATAAAACCGTTCGTAACGGGCGCGGCCAAGTAGCCGTCACTGTTGCTGGTAATCTCGGCGGCGTCCTGCGTCAGGTTGTCCGGCCCCTCCATAAGGCCGCTGTCCACGTCCGCCCCAGTGTTGCCGTAGAAAACATTGAAGTCGATGATGTGGGTATCATCGACGTAGGCGGGAGCATTGATGCCCATGCCTAGATTGTTCGTGACGCGACAGGCCCAGACGACCAACGCGTGTTGGGACGTCGAGCCAATCGTAATTGCATCGCCCGCCCCGTTTGTGCCGTCAAGAACGGAATGTGCAAAAGTACCCGCGGCGTATCCTTGGGCATTTCCACTGGCGTTGTCGTAAATCAACGAATCCTGCACCGCCAGGTAGCCCCCGACGTTTGTCAATCCCCATCCGCCGTTCGTTGCTACGAAGCAACCCACGACACGATTACCGCTCTGGCCGCCGAGAGAACACCCGTCCGAGCCGTTGTTCGTGGCAATGCATCGTTTTAAGATACACGAAGAGAATCGGCCGGAAAGGCCGGCAGCGGTGCCGAGTGTAATCAAACAATGTATGAAATTCCAATTGTCACAGGTATTCGTCGCCGACGGCCCCCCAATATTTGCCGTGACGGCCCTCTGGAAGGTGATGTATTCCCATCGCCAATAATCCACATTGGGATTACCGGTCGCGCAGTCGACGCAGTATACGGCCTCGTTGCTGCCATTTGCCCCGCCGTCGAAAACCGCTTGTGCGGCCCGCGGGGTCCAAGAGGCGTCGCAACCGATGATCTTGATGCTGCCGCTCGTGGTGTCTCCGCTGACGGCGTTGGCCATGCTGATGCCGGGGCACGCCTTGGCCGTCGTGTTCGCGCCGGGGATGTCCTCGGCCAACGTAGCGTTGTAGATACCGTCAGCGATGGCCACGTGCGCATAATGAGTACTGGCCGCGTTGATCTGAACGTAGACCAGAGTCGCCGTGACGTAGACGGCCACCCCGATCCAGTCGTCGCCGTTTTCGCCCCCGCCGTCATTGTGATTCTCGACGACGTGGCCGGGGAGCCAGGTTGCAGACTTGTCCACATTAACCGTGAACTTCACGAACTTTGAGAGGTCGGCCGTGCCCTTGAGGTAGACGGTATCGCCCGCCGCAAGTTTCGTCGCGTTGCCCGCCCCATTGTCCACTGCGAGAAAGAATCCGCCGGGTCCGGTCAGTTGATTGCCAGTGTGGTCGAGACCGGATTTATCAGCGAAGTCAAGCGCCAGGTCGCAGTAGTAGGTGCTGGCCATTACGTCACCGCCATATCGGCGCGCTCGTACTCCATCGCCACGACAGCGCCGTCAACGGTGACGGTGTGTCTCGTCGTAACGTGGGGACACTCAATCGGTTCCGCAGGGAGCGGCCATTCGGAATGCAGCCAGGCACACCAGGATACGTGACCCTGGGCACAATCCTCGGCAATGGCGTCCGGCGGAAGGTCGCAGTTCACCAGGTTGCACCGGCGAAACACCAGCCCGATCTTGCCCGCGCAGACCGGAGTGTGAGGCTGCAACTGGACGAGGTTACAACGAAGGAACTCGTCGCCGTCCGCGACGCCTTCCGGGACCTTCCAGCCGAAGTTCGTGTCGCTAAACTGTGCCATCGTCGGCGCTCCCGAAAAACTGCTTGAGATATTTATAGGTCTGCCAGGCCAAGGTCATCAGTGGGTCTTTGCCGGACCTGATCCACATGCGCTTCTGATGGTCGGTCAGGCGGTTCCAGATTTCGAGACGCTTGTCGAGTTCGCCCCGAAACGCGGCGAGTCGCGGCGCTGCCGTTGTCGCAGCCGCCGCCTGTCCAAGGATGTTCAGGTCTGCCATTGATTTTTCCCCGTCTCGGCCACCAGATCAGCCATGACGAGACTCCTGTTTGGCCCGTGCTGGTGTCAGGCCCACTACATCGAGCGTTGGTGGATCAGGCCGTGGATCGTGGCCTTCAGATTGCCCTCGACCGTGCCGACGAGGGAGGGCGTGTGCCCCGCCGGCAGATAGTGCGGCGTCTGCAACGCACGGTCTGCCCCGCCCGCCGCCGCGCACCAGCGGTCGAACCATCGCGTCCCGGCCGCGTTCGTGTTCCCGCAACCGACAACAACCATCGCGACTTCGGGGGAGATCGAGTAGTCGGTGATCTCGACCATGTCCGTGTCGAGCAGTGTGTAGGCAACTGTCTCGCCCCCCAGGTACAGGGTGAAATTCGTAAGGACCGAGGCGTCGGCAATGTCGATCTCGCCGTGGAACGGGCAATCCATGATTCGGTTCCTCCTTCTCTGGTCTATCGACCACTCCTGACCTTGCTCGCAAGGATGCTTCCCCAGAGGCGTTTCTCGTCGGCATCCGCCAACCGATAGACCCGCTGGGCCTCCTGATAAGTCAGCCGGCGGAACATCGCCACATCGCCGCGTTCCGGCCTTCGCCGCAAGCGTTTCCTCGGCTTGGCGCCTTTCATCAGACGTTTTGGTTCCGGCGGACTGGGGATGCGCGGCCCCAGGATGTCGGCCATGAGGCGCACGGCCGGGGTCATCCTGAGACCGGGCCACTGGGCCAGTTGATGGCCAGGGGCGCCGATGCGACGTCCGAAACGGATCAGGTTGACGGCTTGATCGGTCGGGATCCCCGCGAGCGCCGCAGAACCCCGCAGAATCTCCGAGGCCGCGGCGAGGGCCTTATCCGTGCCGCCCTTCTCGATGGCGACCCTCAAGCCGACGAGGCCCCGCCCCACCCGTTCCGCCGCCGCCACCGGCGGACTCGAAAATACCTGAACTCCGTAAGGGGACTTCGACCGGATGAGACGGATCGCTTCCGTGGCGCCGTAGACGTTCCCCAGGGCGTTCTCTACGAAGTCGCCAGGGACGCCGCCGAGACCTTCGCCGACCTTGCGGCCAGCGAAGTACGCCCCCGCGACCCCTATGGCCGTGAAGCCCGCCGCCACGATTCCTGCAATGCTCAGTTTGTAGGCCAGTTTCTTCGCGTCCCCGTCGCGGGCATAGTCGTTGATGGCACGGAGGACTACCTGGAAGTTGGCGAGTTTCCCTTTCGTAAATGGAGTGACAGCGGCAATGAGCGTGCTCGTCCTGGCGGCACGACCGACAGGCGTTGCATAGGCCGGATGCAGCGGGGCGTCCACGCGGTACATCCACCTGGCGGCCATGTCGGCGGCCTTTTGCTCCAACGCTTCCCCCGACAACTTGCCTTCTCGAATCAGTTGATGACGGGCAGCCAAGTAATGCAGGATGCGGTTGGCCTGATCCACGCGGATCATGCCCCGGCCCGAGTAGCGCACGGCCCTCTTAATCGTTCGCCATACACGGTTGGGACCGTAACCGCGCGGGGCCGACTCCGAAGCCGCAATGAAATCTTCGGGGTTCGTGAGTTCCGCCCTGAATCTGATGTCGGACCGCAACCGTTTCAGTTTCTGCCAAGCCCAGCCGGCCCTCGAAGCGAACTCGATGATTCCCGCCAAGAGGTCTCGGAGAGCCATCGGTTTGGTGTCGGCGCAGGGCAACAGGACCGCCGGAATCTGGTTGGCAATCGGTGTCCACTTCAACGCAACCGCCGCCCCCATCGCATTGTAAAGCAAGCGGCGAGCAACCGGGTCAATGTCGGCTTCTTCCAGTCTCGCCTGATAGGAGAGTCCATAATACTTCGCGATGGACTTGAGGTGACTATCGAGAGTCCGAGGAACTTCCTGGCCGACCCGCTCGCCCAGGTACGCCTTCAGCGTGATCTCCTTTTCGCCCGCCCCGTGTTCCACCATCTGCTGAAGCAACGTCCATCCGTCCCGTAATCCAGGGGCGTAGGTGTTGAATGCGGCATCTTCCCATGCCTCGCGCAGGAGCACATTGTTGAACCGACCGATGACCATGCTGATGCCGCGGCCGCCGGGCAACCGGGCGAAGTGCTGACGCAGGTGCTTGAGGATGTCGGCCGGAGACGCCGTGGAAAAGTCGGGCACGGCCCGCTGTTTCTCGGCCGCCACGTTATACTCCGTGGCCATCCGGGTTCCGGGCACTTTCTCAAGGTACGTCCCGAACAGTCTGAAGTGCGTGGCATTACTCTTCTCAAATCGAGCCGGGTCATTCGTCGCGGCAAGGCAGGAGTCGATGTAGGCGGCGGCCTTGGGCTCGGCTGCATCGAAAGCATCACTGAACGCTTGAACCTCCGCCATGTTGTTGAAGGCCAAGGCGACTTTGCCGCGCCGGTTGGACCATACGGCCGTCGACGGTTCGGGGTTGTCGGATTCCGTGTTCTTGAGCCACTTCCCCGTCGCGTCGGCATCCTTCAATACCGCGCGCAGGGTCATCCACTGTTCGCGCTCCGCCCTGACCTTCACGCCGCCTATCTCGAATGTCAGGGGCGCCGAGAACCAGCGAAACGCCGCCTCCTTCTTGAGGGTGCCGCCCGTGGCTACCTTGCACGCTTCGTTCATCGGGTCCCAGATTGCGTACCAGTCCGCCGAAAAGTGATGGGCAACGTTCGTTCCGACGTTGCTGACAAGGACGCGCTCAAGTACGCCGTCTTCCGGCCCGAGATGCCCTTCGATCAAGGAGTCCGGGTAACTGTTGAGGTCTACCACGCGGTTCGGCATGGACCTGTGCGGAGTCCCCGGGGCCGGGCCGCGCTCCTCTACGCCAGCCGCAGGTTTCCAATCCGCCAAGTCTTTCAGCACCGATCGGGCGGCATCTTCCGCATTCGCCATGCCCTCAAGCGCGTAGAGGGTCTTGGCGTTCTGGTGGATGTGCCAGGTCTCAAGAAGCCGGTTCGAGATCTCCCGCATCTCCTCGACACTGACGCCCTTGAACGCCGTCGCGCCGCCAGCCAGCACCTTTTCCGCTTCAACCAACGCCTCGGCATCGGCCTGCGGGTCGAACTCCATCCGATGATTGTGAATGACCTTGGCCGTTCTCAGGGCGGTCTCGTAAGCACCGCGCTTCAACTCCTCGCCAAGGAGTCGCTGCGCGCGGTCGATGCCAAGCGTCAGTTGCTCCGGGCGCTCGATGCCTTCGGAGAACCGCCACAACTTGCCGCGGACGGCGGGCGGCAAGGCTTGTACCGCCGCCTTGAACTCCTTCCGCAACTTCTCGAACGCGGCCGCGCGCGCCCGAGCACCCATGATCCGGGCGTCTGCGGTCATCTTCGCGTGGACCTGAAAGATCCGGATTTGTTCATGGGTCGCCGCAAGTACCTGTTGCAATTTGGCTTCTGAGGCGGCCCGCTCTTCCTGCCTGGCCTTGGCCGTCTCCGTCTCGATTGCGGCTTTGGCCTCGTGCAGCTGCGCTTCCAACCGGGCGATGTTCTCGACCCGCCGAACCATGATGTGAGGTTCGAGGCTCTCGACGACCGCCCTCTGCATGTCGTTCTCGCGGGCCACAGCCCGGTCAACCCTTTCGGCGAGTGCCCGAACCTCGCCTGGGTCCCGGCTGCCTTCCGCCATCGCCCTGACTTGTTGTCCGACGTCGCCACCGATGGCGCGCTGAGCTTCCAGGGCGTCAGCCTCTTTCACCATCTGGTCGAGGAAGGCGCTGGTGTCGTCGCCTTTGAAACCGCTGTCCGCGCTTTCCATCGCCTCGCTCATCACGCCGTCGATGGGCCGCGGCCGACTCTTGCCGGTGAAGTCGAAGAACTTCCGCAGGTAAGGCCGGCCGGCCAGCGCCTCCTTGATCTCCGTCGCCATGTCGGCCCCGGCCCGGGCGTCGATCTTCTCCCCCAGCCAGTCCAGGAGCGGCGTGTAGGCCCGCGTCGGCGCTTCGGCGATGAGAGGTTTGGCCTCGGCCTCGACGGACTTCCTGTACTTCGTCGCTTCGCGCAGGTCGGCCAACGCCTTCGCGACTTCAGGCACGGTCTTCAAGTCGCGTTCGCCGGCTGCGTTCAACCGATCTACCATCTTCGGAAGGTCGGCCGCCTTGAAACTGCGCAGAAGGTTCAATACGCGCTTCCCGGCGCTGGCGGCGTCGGCGTAGGGTTCTCCCATCGGTTTCTCAGCCAGCGGCGGTTCGACCAGTTCCCCTTGTCTCTCAAGCGCCGCTTCGGCCTCGGCCTGAAGTTCCGCCTCGACTTCTTCGGGGGTCGGTTCCCCTGCCGATTCTTCGCCGGGTTCGCGGGGCAACGTCTGGCCGGTTTCCTCGCGCCAGAACCGCATCGCCCGGGCCCAGACCTTGGGCAAGTAAGCCCGGACGCGCTGGCCCAGGTCGGTCACCATCTGTTTCGCCCAGGTGGCGAAGTCGCGCACGCCCTTCTTGATGTACAGGTATCCCAGGTCCACCACATCGGAGACGGGGCCGAGACCTACGGGTGTGGCACCCCCGCCCATGCTTTTCTTCGCCCGCTCCTTGGCCACCTCGATGTCGTCAAGGAGCGTGGCGCCCGTCTCGCCCTCCATCGTGGTCCGAGACACGTTCCAGGCCCGGAGTTCCCGGTCCTTGGGCCCTGCGGTCTTTTCGGCCGTAGTCCAAGCCCCCGCAGCATCGGCAACATCGGCCGGCGACAGACCAGCTCCGAGAACTTCATGGCCGGACGGTTTCGCTTTTCCTGCCAGCCACGCCCTCACCCCAATGGTTTCAGCCGGTCTCGGTTTCCACTTGCCGCCGCTGAGGATGCGTTCGGCCTGTTCGTAATCGTAGGCAGTCAGACCGTATTCGTCAGGTTCGGCCACTGCGGCTCGTGGGGCCTCCGGGTGACCCTCGACGGGCGGTTCCTCGAAGCCCAAGGCGCGCTGCTCGCCCGTTCTGCTCTCGAACACGGGCTTGCCGAGAAGGTCGCGGGCAGGCTCAGCGCGCGTTGGTGTGGGGGCAGGCGCGACGACTTGGCCTTCCTTGGGGATTTTTCTAACGACTGCCCAGTTATCTGGCCCGTCAATCCAAACTTCGCCACCCAGCTCCCTTGCCAACCTTTGTGCTTCCTGCTTCGGGCGGATCCGCCTCCGAAGAACCTCGTAGTCGGCGAAATCGGTTCGCACGATAGTGCCCGGTTTTGCCGTCCGCCAATCCGTCAGAGTGGGCGGTCTCTGTAAAGGAATCAAGGCTTGTTCGGCGGGAACGCCCCCAGTTTCGGCGGCCACAGGTTCCTGGGGCACCTTCCGCTGGAGTCTCTTGGTTGGTGCCGCCTCGCCCGCAAGCGCGGCGTCGGCCCGCAGTTTCTCTTGAAGTTTAGCCTCGTTCCATTGGCCAGCGACATCGGCGACCGCCGACGTTCCGCTTTCAAGAGACTTCGGCGAGCGCGCGGACCGCCGTATGGCCTCGTTGGGATGATTTTCGGCGGCCCAGGCGCGGTATTCGGCGTAGGTCATCTCCCACGGCTGCTTGCCCTCTGCGGCAGGGGCGACTGGCACGGCAGCAGGGGCGGCGGATTCCACTTGACGCGCGCCTGATGAAGGTTCTGCCCCACGGGGCACACCTTCTATGTTCACCGCGCTCTCGGGCGCACGTGATGCCAGGCTTGCGGGGGCATTTCTTTCAATCGCAGTTTTCAAGAGGTCGCGCCACGTCTGTCCAGTCTCCGGGTCTGCCGAGAAATCCGCAGCGCCCTTGCGCGTAGCCATTCCCAGCGCGGGCGACCATCGGACGCCCCCATGCTCAGGTTGTGCATGGTCCGCGACACGAAGCGAAAGCGACTCGCCCTCTGGCAGTTCGACCCGGAAATACACCGAACCCGTCCCCGCGTTCTCTCGCTGGAATGTGACGCCAGCGGCGCGGAGACCACGGGCAAGGCGCGCTGCCTGTTGACCGACGGTTCCGGCCCCCTTCCAGCGGCGAATCAGTTCCACTTCGTGCGCCAACCCCGGCGTCACGTAACCCGGTTCCCCCGGCTCAACTGCCTTCGCAGGCTGCGTTACAGGCGAGACGGCGGCCGTCCCGCCCCGTTCCCCGCCCGGCCGTTCGAGTTTCGCAAGCGCGGCGTCGGCCCAAGGTTCATCGCCCACGACAAAATCTACACCACGCCGAAGCGTCTTGCGAGTCGTTAGGAGAATGGCAGAATCGGCCTTGAGCCCAGTATCGGGGTCGGTCATGTACTGAACGTCGTCGGCCAGAATGTCGCCTTGCGCAAGGCGAATCGTGAGGCGCTTCGCGTTCTTCCTGTCACGTCCATAGTCTTCGGCTAAACGTCGTATCCAGTAGTCCTCGTCGCTCGTAACATGAATGGCGCGGACATCTTTGCTCCCTGGGAGACCGACGGCGGAAGGTTCGTTCGTCTCTATCGTATTGCCGGGGTCTTCCCACACCACCCGTCCTATGCCCTCGCCTGCTTCAACTTCTCCTGCATTCTCTGCCAGGTCGAGGTCGTGTTCCCGCACATAGGTTCCAACAGCGCCCTTGGCAAGACGTTTTGATAATCGCCGATCACGTTCTGCTTCGCGCGCCTGTTCCTGTACACTCTGAGCGCGGGTCTTTTCCCAGTGTTGCCAATTTGCTTCTACAGAGGCGATGGCCTGTTCTGGCGTGTCGAACGGCCGCGCCTTCTCCCACGGGAAGTCAGGTGGATTGCGTTTGTCTACGATGCGGAATTTGCCGTCGCTGGGATGACGCCAAATTGCGTAGAACTTCTCCCACGGCTGTTTGCCCTCTGGCGCGGGCGCTTGCCGCATCTCGACCGACCGCAACCAGCCTTTCTTCTTGTCCCGCCACGTCACCTGATACAGATCCGGCGACGCCGGGGTTGCCGTCGCAACGCGCGTGACCGTGCCCGTGCCCCTCTCCGGGTGTTCGATGCTCGTGACTTCTTGCCCAACAGCAAATCCCTTGCCAGCGGCGGCCGGTTGTCGCACCTGGCGCACTTCTGGCGCACTTGGCGCAGTTTCCGCCGGCGGGGGCATGGCGACTGCCTTCTTCAGGCGCTTCCCGACTTTCGGCACTCCCGCGACGGCTTCCGTCAGCCGCTTCTCGCCCTCCTTGACGATCTCCTTATACGTCTTACCGCCTTCCGGCTTGAACCGCTCAGCCAACACCGCGGCGACTTCCGGCCGGACGCTCGTCAGATCTGCCGCCTGTTCGACGGTCATGCCCGGCCTGCGCAGGAACTGCAAGAACCGTTGGACCTTGGCTGGCATCAGACCGAACTCATTGGCCGCGGCCTTGGCCTCCTTCAGGCTCGGGCTCCTGGTGAGTCGCTTCGTTGCCTTCTCGGGCACGGCTGGCGGAACTTCGGTCGGGGTCGGCGCAGGAACCGGGGCAGGCGGCACCGCCGGAGCCTCTACGGCCTTCGCGGCCACCGGCTGAGGTTCTACCCTAACCGGACCCTGCGCGACGGCTGGGCGCAATCCTGGGGCTTCTGGCGCGGCTTCCGGGGGCACGTTAGGGGCCGTTACGGGTTCCGGCGCGGTTTTTGGAGGTTCGACGGGCGGCTCCTGGGGCATCCTGGGGGCCTCGGCCATCTTCCGGGCCTCGTCCAGGACCTGTTGCCGCACCGTCCGGCTCTCGGCGCTGAGGTTCTCGGCCGAGAGGGCCGCCAAGAGTTCCTGTTCGTTCCTGAATCTGGTCCGAGTGGGTTCCGGCATGGCGGCGATGCGGGCGCGGGTCTCCGGTGACAACCGGGCCAGGGCGGCGGCGATGCGGTCGACCTCCACTGGGCTGACTGCTGACCGCTCCCCAGCACCGACCGGAGCGGGCGGCAGGTGAAAGAAGGCCCGGCAAGCACCGACCACGGCCCCGGCGATCCCCCCGCCGCCGGCCGATTCAAGGATGCCATCCCACGCTTCACGGTTCTGATCGTACAAGATGCGGGCCACGGCATCCTCGCCGAAACGCATGATGGCGCCGATCACGCCCCACTGAAGGGCCTCGCCCGTCGCGTTCTTGAGGACCGTCGCGATCGCGTTCTTTGCCGGACCGCTGAAGGCCGCAATCGGACGGATGAGGCCGAGCGTAGCGACATCGATGCCGGCGTTCAGCAATCCCGATTCCCAACGGGCGTTCTCGTTGGCCCCATGCGCCGCGGCATCATCGTAGCCCCGGCTGAAGCCTGAGAGCGCAAACGTCGGAATGGTCAAAGGTCCCGCCAGCATTCCCCCGCCGAGGTATCCGGCCTGATGAAGAACGCTCGTTACGGTCGGGAAATCAGGCAGTCCGCGAACCCTCTTGAGGTTTTCAATCTCGAAATGTTGTTGCCACCTGTCGGCCACGTCCTTCTGGCGACTCAATCGCAGGAGTCCTACCAACCCGCTCTGTGCCAAATCTTCAAAGCCGGTCCACACTTCCCTCGCTGTCCCAACGATGCGCTCGGGAACAGTCGTGCCGAACTGTGGTGCCGGCGGCGCTTCCGTGGCTTCCAGGATGTTGCCGATCTCGGTCGGCGGCAGAGTCAGGTATCGCGGTAGGGGCGCAGGCGGGTACATCGTTTGGAGTTGGCTTTGGCCGACCTCGTAGGCGCTGCGTGGCGGTCTCGTGGCGAGTTCACCCAAGGACGGTGCGGGCCGTTGCGTCGCATCCAAGATGTCACCGATCTCGCCGATACCCGGCCTTTCGGTCGCCGCCAGGATGCGCCCGATATCCCCCGTGGGTGTCGCCGTCTGATCCAGGATGTCTGCAATCTCGCCCATCGGCTTGCTTTCCCGGGAATGCGGGGTATACTCCTCATGCCCTGATGGAGGTTCCTGCCATGCTTTCCACGGTGCTTGCTATCGTTACTAGTGAACCGCGCGGACTGTTCGACGGCGTTCTGGTTGCCGGTCTTGGGGGCGCACTTGCGGGCTTCGTCATAGGCTTGATCAAGGGCATCGGATACGTCCTCTCGCGCAGATCGAGTTCGTCGGTCGTTAGTACCCCGCCGCCCGAAGGGCCTGCCCCAACGACCTCAACACCGGGTCCTCCGGATTCGCACGCAAAGCAGCGGTGAACTCGGCGACGGTCTTGCCTGCCCAGGCACCCGCCTGAGTCTGCCCGACCACTTCGCCCACGGTCCTTGTCGGTGGCGGGGCTGGGGGCGATGGGGTTGCAGGCGGTATCACAGGTGGCACGACTGGCGGCGCAGTACCCAAGGGTGTGTTCGGCGGCGTCTCTGCTGGAACTGGTGGCGGAAGGGCGGCACTTGGCGGCGGTGTACCTTGCGAGGTCGGCGGCGCGCCTCCGATTCTCGGCGGTCCGAAAGACGGTGACGTCGCTCGCCCGCTCTGCACACCGTGCATCTGCATGTATAGAGCGGCGTACTGCTTTATTCGCTCCATCTTTGCCGCCGGTGTGTCGTAGAACCAGTTCGTACCCAATCGCGGGTTCGCGATCTCAGCCTGGACCTGCTGCATGGCCCAGTCGAGGGCCTCTCGCGGCGTCGGTGGGCCGCCGGCCCCTGCCCCGGCCGACCCTGCCCCGCCGGCTTCCTCCATCGGCACTTCCACGAGTCGCGGACCGCGGCTGTCTTGGACCTGCATAAAGGGTTTCCCGTCCTGGCGCCAGAAGATGTGCGGCGTCGGTTGATTGGAAATCCCGCCGCCCCGGCCGGTGGCACCCATGCCAGGAATCCCGACCTCCTCTGTGGCCGGCCCGTAATGGCCGGCATCCTCGCGCTGCTGTAACTCCTTGACTGCCCTCGTATACATAGCATCGGTCATGGTTTTGCGCCGGGCGTTTAACACTTCCGCCATCCGCCGGCCTTGCGGGGTCCGCATTCGCGGTGCCTCTTGCATCGCGGGCACCGCTTCGGAAGGCCCGGCGCCCGTGAACATCGTTCCGGCTTCCAGGCTGGATATGATTCGCATCGTCTCCGCCGACGGCGCGCGACCGGCCGTTATGGCCTCCTCCCGGCCAGCTTTCACAACTCGGTCGGCTTCGGCCATCAACGCTTGAGCGTTCTGCCTCAACTGCATTGCGTGTTGGTTTGCCGCATCGGCAGTTCTCCAATCGCCGGCCGCGGCGGCGGCGTCCGCCTGCTTCTCGTAGGTGACCGCCCGCGTCCTGTAGCGCTCCGCATCTTCGCGATGGACCGAGGCGGTGTTCTCCGCTTTGCGGATGGCCTTCGCCCCCGGCACCAAGCCGCCGATGTATTTTCCCGGACCCCCCCCGATGGTGGACCGGGCGACCGCGCCGGTATCAGGACCAAGTCCTCCCACTTTCTGGCGTTGCTCCATCTGCGGGGCCGACAGAGTTCCGCCAACCCGCAGAGCGTGGGCGACCTCCCGCTCCCTTCGCGCCTCAGCCACCAGTTCCTCGCGTCTTTGGGAATAGTCGGGCGACTTCGGATCGAGGCTGGCAATTTGCTTCTCGATTTCTTCGGCCCGCAGAATGTGTAGGGGGGCCTCCTCTGCGTTGGCTGTGCGTCCGACGATGGCCTGCATGGTCTCTGGTTGCCACGGCGTTGGGGGTCCGGTGGGTGGGCCGATGTCGGGGGCGTGGGGCGTTACGTTGTGGGCCGATGCGATCTGGCGCTCACGCGCGCGGGCGCCCGCTGCGGCCGGGCCGGTGAGGGGAAGCGCTCCGCCCGTCGCCGCCGAGGTCAGGAACGGGTATCCGCTCGATCTCTGTCGTGCCTGGGCGGCCTCCGCGTCGGCCGCCAGACGGGCCTTGCGGTCCATCTCGGCGGCGGTAGGCGCGTTGACGAGGGCTGCGCGGGCCTGCAAGGTGGCCTGGTGTTCCGCCTCGCGCTGCTGGTCTTCTGCGGTGATTGCGGCCATCCGCTGTTGGCTGGCGGCAGTCTCGCCTTGCAACCGCGCGATCTCGGCATCGCGCTCGGCCTTGTTCTGGGACTGCGCGGCGGCGACTTCTTCGGGTGTCTGGGCGCCAGCGACTCGGCCGATCTGCGCTTGGGCCTGGGCCGTGCGCTTGGTCTCCGGTTGGGTTCCGGCCACATCGACGTCGAGTTCAGTCACCTCTTGCGGGGCCATTTCCGGCCCCCGTTTGCGTTTACGGTAGATGCTCGTCATGAGTATGTCTCCTTACGTCGAGTACGGAAACAGTCTGTTGAGCGCCGCCCGGCGCTTGTGACAGCCGCCGCACGGCCTGATGCGGCCGCCGGTGACGGTCTGGATCACCTTGGCGACCGTATCCCCCAACCCCTTGCTGGCCCGCCGCCAGCCCCACGGGCGACCGTGCGGACAAGTGAAGTCGACCAAGCCATCGGGCAGGCTGAACCGCTGGCCGAGGTCGGCGCGCCATGGCCGACCACGTTCGAGATCGCGGCAAGTCTGGCAGTGGACCCCCGACCGGCAATGAATGGTCTCGGTAAAGTCCATCACGGTCCTCCGACCGTCACATGGGCTGTGCAACCGGTGCAGTCTTGATCCCAACCGTGACCCCCTCCGGGAAGATCAAAGACGCCGCCGAGAATCCCCGTTTCGCGGTCGCATGACACCGGATCTGGAGGGCAAGTGCCGTATCCGAAAAGATACTGTCGACCCGTGACCGTGTCGTCGCCAGCAATCCAGGCTTCGAAGTTCGGGCACGGTTGACTGTGCTCGTCGGTCCAGAACTCGACGAAGAAATGCCAGATTTCGTCGCCGGGTCCGATCTTTTTCCATCTCCACCTTCCCGCACAGGGCCAGTAAGGCTCTGCGTCGCAAAACTCAAACTCGTATGTTCCCTCTGCGTGCTGACACACGTCAGCCGGATCGTTGTAATTCTCGCACGTTCCGCTGACTGTGACGACAACATGGGGCTGTTCCTCGGTCTCACAGTGGCTCGGTAACCAGGAAGCGCGAACCGTGGCGAGGCGGCCCTTGTCTGTCAACAACCTGCCGCCCGTCCGCTGCAGTTTGCCATCGCTGCTCATGGGCACTTGTCCGTCAGGGGGATTTCTCCCAACACATAAAGCAGAATCAGGTCTCCGTTGAGTTTGTAACAGGCCAGACCATAGGAATCTGGCGAGGGCTCGGCGTACTCGGTCCAGTGGAATCGAGGTCGCTCAGGCGTCCTTTGTGTACCCAGGGTTACGTTGGCCAAGTCCTTCACGGTGTATGTGAAGGAACACTCCGATTCATGACTCCCGGCAGAACCGCCATCCTTGGTGACGAGGACCGGAAAGACTCCCAGCGGGCCCTGGACTTGTTCGCGCGAAGGAAAGTCCTCGCCCAACCCTATCGTGATTCCGGCCGGCGTCTGAGTGACCGTGATCGGGTCGCATCCCGTCATGTGTTCCAGGCGCGCAAGTCGATCGTCGATGACTTCCAGCGCCTCCGAGACCGCCTCGATGCCGGCGGCATCAGGGAGCAGTATCTCCCTGAGCCTTCTGAGGTACAGGATCACCTCTTCGAGTTTCGTCCGAAGCCCGCTCAAGGAAGCCTCGACGATTTCTGGCGGCACTTCCTGGGCGTCTCGTTCGCGCAGGACCTCCATGAGTCCGGTGAACGCAGTCTCGATTTCATCAGCGAGTTCGCGCAGGTCGACCATTAGACGTACCCATTGATGGTGCTGAAATTCGCCTCGCCGATGACCTTCCGGCACTCAAACACCCGCGTTGCCAAGCTCTTCCACGATGCCCGCGCCTGGTACTTCTTGGGATTGAACGAAGCGCCGGCCGAGTTCATGATCTCGACCTCCTGGATGTACTCCTCCTGTTTCTCGACGACGCAGAACTTGTCCCAACCGTTCGGGTTGTAACCGAGATAGATTTCGGCCAGCCAAGCGTACGCCAGGTTCCTTGAAGGCTGAAGGCGAATGCGGTACATCCACAGCGTCTTCTCCCCGGCGTTGCCGAGATTGGGGCAGGCGTCCTTGTTTATCTTGCCTACCAGGGACATCAGCGTCGGGACGGACGGACTCAGGAGCACCACGCGGACGCGCAGAGTGCACGTCGGCCGCAAGGTGGTCGGGCTACCGGAGACGGGAATCCATCGGTAATGATGGGCGCCGTCCCACCATTCGCCGGAGATGACTTGGGCCTTGGGGGTCGTCAGATCGTAGACGAGCCGTTCCGAGACACTGCCGACGTCGATCTCAAGGATGCCCGACCCCGGCGTCTGTTCAAGAGCCGGCCATCCGTTGAGTGTATCGTAGCGCGCCGTGATTCGGGCAAGACCCACGCGCCAACCACGATCGACACGCACATCCTGAACGAGGAGTTCGCCGGGAATGGAGAAGGTCTTGTCCGAGCAGGTGGCGTCACCCGTAACGGTCAAGATTGTTTCGCCTCCAAATGCTGTAATTGGGAAGGTGCCTGTGTCTGTAATGACGATGCTCTTCCCGACGAGGTGCGCATGAAAGGTCGTCATGCTGCCGATGATGGTGGTAGTCTCCCCGACATGATACCCGCTCACGGTGGCCAAGGTATTGGGACCGCCGCCCGACCAAGCGGAATAGGGGGGCAACCAGTCGTGCACGAGCTCATCAGGAGCAGTATCAGCGGCTACGAAGGTGCGGAAACCGTAGTAACGACCGCGGATTGCCGGGCAGGGACCGATTCGGCCAACTTCGCGCAGGAGGCCGTTGTTGCCGAAGGTCTTAACCTTCTTGTAGGTCCCGACGACCGCGAAGCCTTCCTTGTCGGCTACGCCGTGGGTCTCAGTGCAGATGTAGCCCCACGGGGCCCCGTCTGGATCGCCGTCCATCGGCTCGCCGAGGTTCGGACCGAGCGTTTCGACAGCGCCGGCGGGAACCCTGAAGAACATCTCGCGGACGTAATCCTCCAGGGTCTCATACCGGCGAAACCTCTCCGGGATTCGGATGCGGGTGATCGCCACAAGGCACTCTCCTCGGTCATCGCGCCTGGACGGTCAAGGATTAGGCGGCCGTGATGACATTCAGGTAGCGCCAGGTGGTCCCGTCGCAGAAGAGGAGGGCCATCTCGCCGCTCGTAAGCGTGATCGTGTCGTCGCCGGCGCCCAGCCCGCCAAACCCGGCCGCGCAGACGACCGTCAGGTTGTGGCCGCCTTTGTTCCCAACCAGGAGCAGGTGCTTTTCCTGAGTGATCGTGGCCGGGGGGATCGTCAGGGCGAACGCGGCATCCGCCGTGTCGATCATCCAGGCCGCAAACTCGGTCTCCTCCTCGGTGAGGCTCCTGGCGGCGTAGGTCTCGTCCACGCAGGTTTCCAGGTGGAGGTCCAACTGTTCACGAAAGATCGCAGGCAGGTTCATGCTCAAACTCCTTATCGAAGATGGTACATGGCCCGGACGACTCGGTCCGGGAACTCGCACAGATCGGAACGGTCCTCGTTGTAGCCGAGGTTGGCCGGTTGGTTCTTTGCCGTGTCCTGGGCGATCTGCTCGCTCAGGGCAAGTTGGTACGATTGCATGTTCGAGCCAGGACCGCCGCGGTACAGAATCTCCCCGGCCGCCAGACACGCGAGGACCAGGAGTCCGTGGAAAGCGTCATCGCCTATGGGCGTCACACTGCCCGACAACATCTCCGGCCGAAGTGTCGCCTTGTAGCTCAGGGTACGTTGAGTGTCGGGGATCGGCCAGAACCAGGCATCCCATTTCGTGACCAGGGCCGGATCGTGGGCCTCGCTCTCGGCGCGAGGCACAATGGCTACCATCTGCGGGTCGCCCGTGTAGTCATACGCCTCGTGGAAAGCGCGAACGTCACACTCAGGCCGCCGCCGGATGGCCGGCAACCCGAGGCCCGCCGCTTGTCTGAAATCCCCAACCAGACTCCCGAAGGCATCAGGCAGGGAGTAGAGGCCGTCGGGCGTGATACTGAACGTCTTGCCGGCGCAGGTGGCATCTCCCGAGACCACGACCACTTTCGCCGAACTGTAAGCCGTGATGGTGAAGGTACCTATCGTGGTGATGACGATCGAGTGACCGACCATCGAGGGGTAGAAGGCGTTGGAAATCGCCGTCAAGGTCGTGATACCGCCGTGCTTGACGCCCGTCAGCGTGTTCGTGCCCACGGGAATCGTCGGCCACACGTCCAGGGTCGTCAGGGGGCAGAGGAAAGACCAGACGTGCGTGCCCCGTTCGCCCGGAGCCCGAGCCGCATTCACGGCCATGCGGTAGCCCATGCGGATCGCCGCGTCGACGTCCTGGTTCTCGCTGCCGATGAAATCCCAGAGCGCCGTCTGCAACGCCTCGTAGGTCTCGACGAGATACGCCATTCGCTTACCTCCGCGCCGCTTGTAGCGCGGGGGCCGGGGCGCCCCCTGCAAACCCGGCCCCCTGAGCAAGGAGTTTCTGCCCGTACACGCGGCCGCTTACAGCCCCATCACAAGCAGGATGGCCTAGTACTTATTTACAACTGCGACTGCTTGCCGGCGGTTGCGGCACTTCATGTTGACCGTCAGGTTCGTGAAGTCTGTCATGACGTCGTGCTGGAGCCGATCACGGACACCCACATCCTCGCGCAGGTAGTCGCCGGCCAGAACCACCGGCGCGAACAGGGCGCGATTGACGAAGTAGAACGGGTCGTCGGTGTCGCCGTCCAGCACGTCCGTTTGCAGAATCGGGGTCCCCATGATCGTCAGAGTGCCGTTCGAGAGGACCGCGAGTTCGGCCCCGTTGTCGTCGCCGCGCTTGCGCTGGTAACTGAGCGCCTGGAGGTACGCGGTGATCGAGGTGTACACGCGGAATCGGTCGAAGGGGACCTCCGTAATCTGGGTCGCCAGCAGTGGCCCCTTGAACTTCACGCGGACGTGGCATTCGAGCATCCGGTCGATCCAGTGGGCATTGAACCCCTTGTACCCGCCGCACCAGCTGCGCCAACGCGGGTGACCGCCGGTGATCGCCGCCGTGCCGCTGCCGGTGGTGCAAGGCGCGATGCCGGCCAGATCGGACCAGCCGGCTGCGGGGAGACCGCCGTAGAACCCGGCCCCGTCGACGGTGTCCTCGTACTTCCCCGCCCACGTGGCGAGGCCCCACAGGGCCTTCGTCGTGGGCAGCTCCGGCGCGGTCGTGGAGAACCAGGATTCTTCGGCGAGGTTACAGAGGTCAACAATCGCTTGGGCCTTGCGCAGTTTGGCCAGGTCGTACAGCCGCGCGGCCCCCATGTTTTCGAGGATCTCGTGGCGCTCGATGGACGAGTGGACTTCCAAGTAACGCCAGGGGATCGCGAAGGGCGACGTCGTAGACTTCACGATCGGGTCGGCAGCCTCGTAGGGGTCGATGAACCTGGCGTTGCCGGCGTCGTCGAGCGATATGCGGCCCTGGATGGCCGTCCCCGTGACCTCGACCTTGTCACTCGCGAGCACCGTATCCATGAACAGGTACGTCTGGTGTTTCAGGGCGTAGTCCATGTCGCCCCTGCCGACCTCCCGCATCGTCGTGTTCCAGAGATCGGAGAGTTGTTCGTTCGTCAGATCGCCGGCAACCCACGGCCCCCCGCCCGTCACTTCGCCGGCGAAGATCGCGGCCGCGATCATGGCTGCCGCGAGGACAAACAGCATGGTGAACATAAAACGCTACTCCTTCCGGTCTGTGCGGAACCTATTACGCGGTGCGGATCCCATGTTCCTGCATCTTCTTTTCGATGGCCGCGATCGCGCGTCTCTTGTGCGCCTCCGGCCCTGAAGCCGGCAGGGGCGTTCGGCCCGTCGGGGCGCCGCTGACTTGGCGGGCCCGCTGGCCCACCTTCTGCGCGAGGTCCCGTCGTGCGGCTTCCGCTGCTTTTCCTTGGGTCAGGTTTGCGAGCGCTTCCTCGAGGCACTTCTCAGGGTCGACGACTTGGCCCCTCTGCGCATAACCAGCCGCCAGGGTCTCCGCCTTGTCCAGGAGGACCGTTCGGTCTACTCCCTTGGCCGCGTCGCCGGCGTCTCTGATGATTTGGCGCGCCAACATGCGCATTTGGAGCAGGTCGGCGGCCGCCTGGCGCTCGTACAGGGGCTTCACCAGATTTTTCGTCCCGCTCTCGATCGCACCGAGCAGATCCCCATTCTCGCCGCCGTAGGCGTCCCAGACTTCGTCAGCGAACTTGAAACCGGTTTCGGCGGGTTCCTCGGCAGGTTCCTCCCCGCCGTCTTCCTTCTTGCGTCCATCCTGACCAAGCGCGGCGGCGTGCTTGTCCAGGGCATCCGCGTGGAGGGCCAGGGCCTTCTCGACGGGCTCTTTCCCGAACATCTTCAACTGTTCGGCGATCTGTTCCTCTGTCCAACCCAGACGTTCCGCCGCGTGCATCAGGCGCGGGTCGATCCCCAGCGCGCCGGTCTTGTCCGCTGCGGCCTCGGCTGGTTTTGGTTGCTGCTCGCCGGTTGGTTGTTCCCCGCCGGCTGTGGCCTCGCCCGACTCAGGCAACGTCGAGGGCAAGCCGGTACGTTGGATAGCGGCGTCGATGTTCGCCAGAGCCGTATCGCGTGCTGCATCCTGGCCGGGGGCTCCGGCATCCGGTCCTGCGGCAGCAGCAGGCGCCGGCCCGCCTTCCTCGGCAAACGTCGCCAGCGCCAGGACGGCGAAAACAACCACCAAGATTAGGGAAAGCACCATGTTCGTTTCCTTTCGCGGGCTTCCCGCGCCGGCATTGGCGCAGGGTAGGGCGCTAGTGGGAACTCAACTCAATTCCGTGCCGCCGTATCGCCTGAGAACGCTCAGGCGATGGGCGCGGCTGGTGATGATCGCCCGGCCTTCGGGCGTGAACTCGCAACCAAGAACCTTCCGCGCTTCTCCGATCAACTCAGGCGCGACCGCCAACGACGCCGACACGATGGGGTACTTCGCCGGTTTGACGAATGCTGCCGCAAAGACCAGGTAGTGGGCCGTCTCCCCGGGCCCGAGAGTCTTGTCGGGATCGTTCCGCCGCGTCAGGATCGGGGGCACGTGGGCCCGAGAGGGAAAGAGGCGTTGAATCCGCTCCCCAGTCGAGTCCATCTGAAACTCCGCCAAGAAAGGCACGTCGCCTCCGATCCCCAACAAAAAGAGGTCCCGACCTCCTGCCGGCAGGTCAGGACCTCTTGGGTTCTTGGACCGCGGGTAATTACTCCGCGGCTGTTGGGGTTGTCTTGCCCGTCTGCTACATCGTCATTTTGTGGTCCGCAACAAGGTTCTCCGCGTTGCCTGTTACCTCATAGATGGTCTGTCGGCCGCTTCAGGCTTTCGCCTTTCGCCGATTTTGCAGGATGTGCTTCACCGTTGCCATCAGGTAACGGTACGAGTGCTTGCCCCGGTCCTTCCCGGGTTGGGGTTTGATCTGCGCCTTTTGCTGGTTCCAAATGGATTCCGCGGTAGCCGGTGACGCGCCGAGCTTCCGGGCCATCGCTCTTAAGGCGGGGAGGGGCATAGCTCCGTTCCTTTCCAGGTTTCGCGCAGCCGCGCGAGCAGGTGGCCATGCACCTGGGAGACACGCGACTCCGACAGCTCCAGTAAGTTGGCGATCGACTTCATGGTCAGGCCGTGAGAATAGTAACAGGTCAGGATGATTCTTTCGACGCGGCTACATCCCCGCATGAGGCGTTGCCAAGTGTCGCGTCCTTCCATTACGCTATCGGGTCTCGGGCCGGCATCCTGCTGGCCGTACACGGCGACGGCCAATGGCTGCAGCTCTGCCGCAAGCACGGCATCCCGCTCGACGCGATAACGGACAGGTCCCCTGCCGAGGGCATCGGCCATTTCATCGTCCGTTGGCCAACGCCCCAAGGTTTGGGTCAGTTGGGACCTGGTCCTTTTATGCATTCTTTCGATTTGCCGCGACCTCCGTCTAACGTGGTCCCAGCGTCTCATGCCATCCTGAATTGCTCCACGAATCCGATGCTCGGCGTAGCTCGTGAACGCCACTCGCCGGTTCGGATCATATTTTTTGATCGCTATCAAGAGTCCCTCGTCCCCGAAAGTTTCGAGGTCTTGACTCGTTAGGCTTCTCGGATAAGACGCAGCCCGGATGCGGGCAGAGTCGATCACCAGATACCGATAGTGCATCGCCAACGCATTGCGGGCCTTCAAGTCCTCCCGGCCTGAGCGCCAGTACGTGCGCCACGTCAGCCTAAGTACGGCCGGGGGTAGTCGCCTCGGTGGCGGCCCCCGGTCCAGCGCCTTGAGTTGGCGACCTTTCACCATGGCGTCCTTCTGCGCGCATCGGTTCCGGCGCGGCCAGCATCCTCGCGCCACGATTGACCACACGCCCCATCACGGCCGGCCGCGGTGGTGCTGGCAATCCAGTGCCGAGACTTGCCGGTTCTGCGGGCATCGGGGTAGCACCGGTCAGAAGGTCGTTGATCTCGTCCACGTTCGTCAGTTGCGCCACGCGGCGGATCAACGCTTCGCCGTCCAACTGCACGCCGAACTCGACGCCCAGGCGAGCGGCGTTGATCAGTTTCTCGGCCGCCTGCTCCGGCGTTGGAGGTCGGAAACTCTGGGCCTCGATGTCGACGTCGTAATCGCCGAACTCCGCCTCGGCGCGTTCTTCAGGATTCCAATCTACGCGAATGTCGTCGTCAAAACCTTCCGGGCGGTGCAAGAGAGTAACGTCGTGCAGCGGATCGTGATAGCGGTAAAAGGCGACTTTCTCGTAGACCGCCTTGGCCGCCCGTTTGACGGCCTGGCGCATCGCCTCGATGCGGACCTGGGTGTTACCCACCAGAATCTGCGTCTGGCCAAGGGTGGGCGCGGTCTCGTCGGTGCCCGCGATGAGGTCGCTGTTGCCGGCCTGCTGCGAGAAAAAGTCCAGGAGGGCATTCAGCATGGCCGTCCTCTCGGTGCCAGCACCACCCATCCTGACTTCCTGGAACGCCTTGACATCCTTGACCCCCAGCACGTCCCCGTCGCTGGCGCCCCGGATTTCAGCGGCGTCCTCGCCGGCCACGGCCCGCTCGTACAAGAGCAAAATCTTCTCCCGGTCGATGTGCCGGAACATCTTCCGGGCGTATCGGTTGATCTCTGCGTGCAGATCGTAGTAGACCATGGCTGGGGCCAGGCCGAAGGCGTTGTCCGGGACCTCGTGGTAAGTCAACTCCACGTAAGGCCCCCCCTCCGGCCCATCGTACGGTTCAATCCGCAGGGGAAGGTCCCCCTGGTCCTCCAAGGGCAGCGTCAGCAAGAGCGGCTTGCCGGCCCGGCCGTCGAAGCCGCGCGGCAAGTACAACTCGTAGACCCGCACCACGTCGACAAGGTTCTCCCGGATCATGGTTTTCTCGCGCGACAGGTACTCGGCCCGGTCTGTGCGATCCAGTAGTTCGGGGCCACCATCGGGTCGCAGGTACTCCTTGTTCGCGTACAGGGGCGAATCTTGAATCATGCCGAAGTCCAGTTCCGCAATGTGGCCCTCGAACTGTGCCGCAGAGCGCCGTTTGGCCAGGGGGTCGATCACGTAGTCGTCGAGACTGACCCGTTCGGCCACGACCTTGCCGGTGTCGATTTCACCCTCGGATGCCGCGTCGCCAAACAGGTCCCCGACCGACAACCGTTCCCCGCCTTGACCGAGCCCGACCCAGAACAGGCCAGGCCCAAACATGGCATCCAAGACAACCAGCCGCAGGACCTCCTCAAACCCATCGTCTTTTGCCCATTGGTCGAGGTCATGCGCCAAAAGGGCCGCACGTTGTCGCGCCTCCGGGGTCTTGCCGTCGCAGTACGCCCGTGGTCGACCGCTGATGAGGTTCGGTACGAGACTCAGCACCGCCCCGGCCAAGACGTTCATGGGCAACCGTTGGCTGGTGACAGCACCGTAGTGGGCGCCCACGAACGCCTCCAACATCCGCACCCGTTCCGTCCGAAACTTCTCCAGTTTGGTCTGGCACATCCTGAGACCGCGGCGGAGACGTTCAACGGCTGTCTTCTCGGCCCGTTGGTTCGCTTGAGCAACGGCCATTTGGTGGCTCCTTCGGGAAGACCGGTTCGGCAAGCAGTGTCGGACTCAATCGGTTTTCGATGCGGAGAACCTTCCGTATGCAAATGCACCCCGCCCGCCACAGATCGGGTGATCCGGGTACAGGTCCGGGCACCTCTATGAGAACTGGCGTCCAAGACTCCAGTTCCTCGAAGAGAGGAGGCGGGAAACTAATCACTGGTCAGTCCTCCCGGCGCTGCTTGGCAAGGGCAACCTGTCGGCGTCCAAAGTAACTGCTTGCAGGGATCGGCCGCTCCGGGGCGCGGTAGTGCGACTGTTCCTTCCGCGCCAGGTTGACCAAGGCATCCGCCACTACACGGTCCCCGTGGGCGAGCCTCGCGCCTGATGGTTCGTCGGCCAATTTCTCATGCAACGGTGAGCCGTCTTGGTCGACGATGTATTCCAGCAGTTCCGCGACGGCTTGGGCGCTGGGGTTCAGGAACTGGCCCAGGCTGAGGTCTCGGCGGTAGTCGCCGTGCAGGAGTTGCTTGTTGACCCGGGTTGCCGGCCAACCGGCCACACGCATTTCATGGCGGTCGCGGTGGACCGCCTCCTCGTGTCGCTGGTAGTACACGTAGCCATAACCCAGTCGCTGGATCTCCTTGCCGAAGATGAGGCCGGGGCCGTTCTGTTCCCACATCAAAAACGGTTCCCCCGTGCCGCCGCCGAACCACTGGCACAGCGCCACGACGGTCCGCGCGAACGCTTCGGGAGTCTGGTGGGGGGTGACGAGTTCCGCCACCTTCCGGCCGCCCGTGCAGTCGTACACGCTAGCCACGCTGTTGCTCGCCCCGGTGCCCTCCGCGATGTCACATCCCACGGCATAGTTCGCGGCTTGGGCGGGCCTGCCATCCGGGTCGAGCATGCACCAGAGCCGGAGCATGCCCACGTGGGCCTCCAGAAACTGCCGCACCTCGATCCGGTCGTCCGGCGTGAGCGTGAAGGCCAAGTCGCCGCACTGCTCGGGCTTGCGAACGGTCGTGCGCTTGAGCCGTTGCACGACCGCGGCGTCGTACCACAGGTGGCCGGAACGCAGGTAGTCGATGTCGAGTTCTTGAGCAACCTCGATCTCGCTCCCGCGCCGCACGCACTCGCCGTCGTACCAGGGGGACCGGGTGCGGCCATCGAGCATGAACGGGTAGGCATCGGGATACTGGTGGGTCTCCTGCTCGATCTCCTGACTGTCGGAATTGATGCGGAAGGTCTTGACGGTGCCGCGGTAGGCATCGAGCAACTTGACCTTCCCACCCTCGCTCGTATAGAGTCCCCGGGCTTTGATGGGATGGCTCGACCAGTGCAGCGTCAGGACCTTGACCTTGCCCGAGTGCCGCAACTTGCCGAAGGTGTTCATCCCCTTGGGCGTCGAGATTCGGATTCTGCACTTGGCGACGTCGGCCGTCGCGGTCTCAACCGCCTGCGCGTGCTCGATAGAGGCGTGTTCGTCAATGAGCAGCGACTTACGCCGGCCAGCCCGGGCAGCATCCTGGGACGTGGCGCGACCGTCAAAGACCGAACCGTTGCTAAGGTTCTCGGCATGCAAACTCGCATCGCGGCAAGACGGGATCATCCAGGTCGGCAAATGGTCGCGGGCAAAGCGGAACTTCCAAAACAAGGTGTCGGGGTCCCCCGGTCGGTCTACCAGGTCCTCGATCCGGCTGATGGCCAGCAGCGCCATGTCCCCATGCCAGAGCCACAGCCAGAGGTAGACGATCAAGACCATCCACGACGCGCCCATGTCGCGGCTTTTCTCCACCAACAGGTCATAGCCCTCGATCACGGCCTGCACCATCTCGCGGATCGCCACATCCTGGTACGGCCACGTGGCAAAGGGAATGGTTGCGGGCGCGTCTGGGTCGAACAACCAAACAAACGCGTTGGTCCAATACAGGATGTCCTCGCGGGAGCGCCGGCCCGCCGCCGCGCGGATCGCCGCGCTTGTGTCGCACAATCCCCAAAGATCGCGCCGCCACTCGACGTTGGCTTGCGGGTCGCGCGGGACGGCCTGATGCCACTTGGCCGCCAAGCCCGGCAGATCAGGTCTTTCGGTGTCGCGCATCGAACGCCTTTAGAGCCTGCTCCCCCTGACCATCCACATCGCCCTCCAGGGGCAGGGCGCGGGCCACGTCGATCCGCTGGTGCGGCCGGTACTCAGGGTGCCGAGCCATGATCAAAAACATGAGCAGGCGATCGCTGCTTTTCATCGCGCGCTTCCGGGCCTGGTCGAGCAACTCCTCGTCCGCATCTTCCTGGGCTTCAGCGAACCTGACCGGATAGGCAGGGTCGAATGCCATCCATTGCTGCCTGTGCGTATTGCGACTGACACCGGCGGCTCGCGCGGCCTTGCGGATCGAACCGCACAGGGCGTAGGCCGCCAGAAACCGCGCTTGCTTTTTCCTGTCAGGGTCATACGCCCTTGCAGCCGGCCCAGTCTGGCCCAGTGCCAGATCGGTTTTCCCAGTCCGTTTTCCTTCCTTCCTCATGCCGGTTTATCGACCGCCTGCCAGCCCCGTCTAAACCCTGGTGTCATTGCTCAAAGGCACCCGTCCGCGTGCGTCCTGCGCAATCCTGGGCCATTTGGCGCGGCCAGATTACCCCAAAATCTCGATATCCCCAAAAAATATTCCAGATTTTTTCCGGATTTCCCCTTGACAGCCCCGCCAAATGGCGTATATTAATAGTAGATGAGGGCCGGCGGGGCACGCCGGAAACGAAAGGGGCCTGAGATGGCGACCGCAGAAAAAATCGAAGTCACAGTCATCAGGGATCGCATGCAGTTCGAGAGAGTGGCTCAGGCAGTCTGCCTTTGCGGCGATTCCCACCAGGATGCCGCGATGCACGCCTGGGTCGATTTCCTCGCCGAAGCGGGGGTCGATGGCCAACTCGATTATGGCTGCGACATCACCAAGTGCCACTATTTCGTCAGGGAGTTCTGGCAGGAAGGGGAGGAGGACGACGAGGAGGAGCAGAGGTCGCGCGTCTGGTGGCCGTGGCAGGATACTTTGGCGTGCGCCGAGGAAGGCCGAGAACCGAGCGCCGAAGTCCTCGCCGCGTGGCGCGCCGCCCAACACGCCGAAAGCGATGCCTGGGTAGCCGCGGCCGAGGCCGCGACGGCCGACTGCTCCACTACCGACAAGGACCGCGCGGAAGACGAGCAGGCACGGTACTGGCTCGGGGAGATGCGCCAGGCGGCGCGAGACGCCGAAAGGGCCACGCTGATCCAGAGGGTTCTTGTCCGGCTCAGGGCCGACGGGGCCGCCAAGGCGAGGGAGATCATCGCCGCGATCCCCGGCAAATCGAGGTCCACGCGCAAGCGCGCGTGGCGGAAACTTCGCGCCGCTATCGGGGCCGAGGCCACGGCGGAGTTGCAGGCCGCGCTTATGGGTTTCGCGCGGCGAAACTGACCATCATGGCCGCATCTCGCCGCCGTGCGGGGCGGCCTGGCCTGGACACGCGATGACCCGCCGGGGTCCGGCGGGAGAGATAGCGGAAGGAGACACGCAATGCAAAAGCACAAACACGTTTGGATTCCGTCGGCGCGCGGGTGCCAGGAAAATCCTGGGTGCTGGGACACGGGAAACGGGGCGCTCGAGTTCCGATCCGCCTGCGCCTGCGGCATGTGCCGCGAGGAAATCACTGTGTACGCGCAGGGGCGCGGCAAGGACTCGACGCGTCTCATCGCCCCGGGAGAGCCGGGACACAGCCCCGAGGATGTGCAGACGGCTCGCGGCGCGATGGCCTGACTATCGAAAAGCCGCAGGCGGCCAGCGGTGGCCGCTGGGCTGATGTGGTGTCGAGTTCGCAGGACGTACTGGACGCGGTGCAACGGCTCGCCCAACTCAGCCGCGATAACGCCGGGCGTC